TGCTAATTTTCCATCGTTCCAGGATTTGAAAATTGTCTTCTTAGGCGAACCAGTCAAATATCCGGTAATTCTTCTAACACGAATAATCTCGTCTTCGTTCTTGTTACCGCAGCACGGGCATTCGTTATTGATGATACCATGGAAATGACACTTGGTGCAAGTATCGCTATCGAACGTACAAGTGAAATATCCCAAGTCACCGTCATACATGGCATCAATCGTAGCCTTGACTGCTTCAAGATTCTTAGACAAGTCGCCGTTCAGCTTGTAATAGAAGATATGACCGGCGTTCGTAATCTTATGATACGGAGCTTCCATCTTAATCTTATTTTCCAAGGATGTTTCCAATGAATAATCAAGCATGTGGCTGTTCGTGTAATAACCCTTACCGAAGACACGCTGCAAATCGACATCGGCAAGCTTCTTTTCGTTCTGGAAAAGGTTCTTGTCAATATTTGCGAAACGACCAGCAACAGCTTCAGCCGGAGTAGCGAAACAAGACCAGTTAAGATGTGTTTCCTTCTGAGTCTTATCGACAAATTCACGAATATGCTTTACGATAGAGAATGCGTAATCATCGATTTCATGATCGATACCGTATGTCTTACCTGTGAGCAAGAGCATTGTTTCAGCCAATCCGACATAACCGATAGAAAGAGATGCCTGTTTAAGAACTTCGCCAATCTTATCAGTAACATCATGCGGTTCATCGTCAGACGTGAGATAAAGACCCTGCTGCATAGTGAACGGGAAATTCTCATAAGTTTTATTACAAATTAAAGAGAAACGGTCAAGTAAACTACCCTTGGCATCTTCGAGCATATCGTCAAGCTTCTTAAAGAACAACTGCTTACGTCCTTCTTCATCCTTAGCTTCGATGTGGGTTTCGATTGCAAGACGAGGCAAGTTAATCGTATGGAATGCGAAGTTTCCACGTCCCGTTGTCTGTTCTGCGCCGTTAATATTACCAATAACACGGGTTCTACAACCCATAGTAGAAATGGTTGTATTTTCGATAAGCTTACGTACGGAAAGAGTAGAGCCGTTGATTTCTGTAATATCCCAGTAATCACCGATACCCATATCATATTCGTAAATCGGCATTTCAAACTTCTGATTTTCCAGCTTAATTGTCTTGGCTTCATTCTTACCGCGAACCTTGACAAGAACTTCTTCACTGGTAAGGTCAACCGTACTCGTATTATACTTAACATACGGCATATTGAAAGAACTATCAACCTTTACAAAGTTCGGATAGAAACGACGAGCAAGGCACTTGATAGAATCAAGATACAAGTCATAATTCGGATCTTCCGGATTCTTTGTATAACCCTTCATCAACTTGAAAATCAAAATCGGGAAAATAGCAGTCAAACCGTCACCGAGACCTTCCATCTGGGACTTGATAAGGTTCTTGCTAATCATACGACCGCAATTAGAAGTATTAAGACCAAAATTCAAAGAACTAAACGGAACCTGGTTTCCAGAACGAGACTGCAAAGAATTCAAATTACCGATAAGACCTTCCATAGCCTGATGAGTATCATCATCTGTAGTCTGGATTGCCTTGTCAACACAAACTTTCGGGAACTTAGCATAAAGCAATTCAACCGGCATGTTCATCGAAATAGTTTCGATGTCATTCAAGTCAATGTCTTCATGTTCCGGATTATATTCAAGATAACGAACGAGTTCAGTCTTGAGATTCTTCTTAAATGAAATATCGACAAACGGCGCCAAATCAAAGTCGAGGTTATCGTCAGCGATACCACCGTATTGCTGGTTAGACTGGAGCTGAAGAATAACAGCAGTCAAAGCAGCGGCTGTCTGGATAGACTTCGGAGAACGAAGATAACCAGTACCAGAGTCGAAACCAGTCTTTAGTAACTTACCAACCGGTGCAAAAAGGCAGTTGAATGTCAAATTGTACTGGTTAAGGTCATGAATATGTAAATGACCGTCCTTGTGTTCCTGTGCATACTTTCTGTTGATGTTATTCAGCAAGTTATACATCTTGTTTGTTTCGGATGCAATCTTACCGTATGTACCAGCAGGAGTAGCGCCGGATTCGTTCGCATTGTCACGAAGAATATTCGAACTCTTGATGTCAGATTCTGTAATTTCCTTAATGGTCTTAACAATTTCTGATTTTGTTTCACGGGCACGATTACGTTCGTCTCTATACAAAATAAATGCCTTGGCAACTGAACCGAAACCCTTACTCATCAATGTCTTTTCAATGACATTCTGAATATCTTCGACTCTTGCTGACTTGGCATCATTTGCGGAAATTATTTCAACTACTTCATCGACAAGCTGATCAATACCTTCTTCTGTATATTTTTCATCTATCGACTTAAATGCATTTTCAATTGCGGTATATACTTTTGCTATATTAAACTTACGTCTACGATTATCTCGTTTGATTACGTTTTTAATCATATATTTCCTTTTTATAAACACTCTACAAACAGTTTATTCACAGTGTCACAATCAACATTAGTTCTCGAGCGTGTTTTATTTATAATCCTGTAGTCCTTACTTGCTGGACAATTTCACGTAATTTTTCTTCGACTTTCATAGCGTCACCGAGCGAGACATTTGAAGGAATATGCGAGATAGCATTGTACAGCCAGATTTCCCAATTATTATCGTTAATCATAGTTTACCTCTTTAACTTTGAATCAAAAAATAGTAAATTTTTGTGAACATTTGGAAGGAAAATAAAAAATCCGTAAATATCAATAAAAAGAAAGGACCGTATAAACGGTCCTCGGTATCTAGTTCAATCTTTAAATTTCTTTGCTCGTATGCTTGTCAAGATATTGCTGGAATGTCTCGTGGTCGAATGACTTCACATCTGTATTACAGTTACGAACCACATCATATCCGGCATTCTTAAGCATTTCTTTGGCACGTTCTAAATTATCATTGTTCAATTCACGCATTTATATAAACTCCTGTTACGAGAAGTGAGTCAACAGACCATATTCCTTTTCAAGCTTCTGGACCGTATCAGTCATAAGGTTATTCAAGGCAATCTTATTCTGGAACTGCTTGGACAGATTTTCAACCGCATCGATAAATGCACGAAGCTTACGTTGCATATTTTCGTTATTATAAATTTCGTCAGAGAACTTGTAAGTCTTTTCATCAATCTTGAATTCTGTGCCGGTTCCAAGCGTAATCTCTACAAGTTCATCAGCGAAATCGCGAATGACTTCATATACTTCCTGGAGATGTGTGTGGATAAATCCCTTTTCACACTGCCAGTGATAAATATTAATCTTATTGGAGAATGTCAATGCGTCGACTGCAAAAGAATACAAACTCTGGAATTCGTTATCCTTAGTCTCTGCATAGTAAGCGGTAAATGATTGTTCTTGTTCCATTTTAAATCCTTTTTCTTATTTATTTATTTTAATTTTAGTTTTCCTTCAAGATATTCCTGCATGGCCTTGGCCTGTGCCTTTTCATATACCATCTGAGGATCGCTCTTTCCAGGCTTGTACATTTCCATAGACAATGCCGTAACACGTTCTTGGAAATCCGGATGACTATATACATTTTCAGAATTCTTGATGTCTATCAATTCACCGGCATCTGTTTTCGTTTTCGTAACTTCAATCTTCTTTGCCGGCGCCTGTTCTACTACTGGAGATTCTTCAAGTTCTTCCAGTTCCGCAAGTTCCGGTCTGATGGCCGCTTGTTCTGCAATTTCCAATGCTTCCTTTTCAGCATCTGACCTACGTTCCTGCCTGTCATAGAACTGCTTCTGCTTGCCTTCAATGTTATTCTTTATAAATCCGTCTTCTCCCTTCATCTGTTGCCTATTCAACGAATGAATATCAGAATCAATTTCTGTACTGGCGTCATTAGACCAGGATTCACGGACCGATTCAGATTCGTTAGACTTAATCGCATGTTCTGCAGTATCTTGATACCTTGCATTACGAAGCTTTTGCTCAGAAGACATACTATTACGTTCCTGCAAGAATCTTTGCTGTTGTTCTTGTGCAACAGTTACCTGCTCTGTCTTTTCATTATTAAGATTTACAATTTCAGAATTAATCGTATTGATTTCAGATTTTAACTGTGCAATTCTTTTTTGTCTATCTACTACATCAATATTCTGGCTTGCCTTAAGGTTATATGTACCCAAAGCTTCTTCTTCCGCAAGCTTAGCCTCTTCCAAAGCTTTCTTTGCAGCCTCTACTGCCTTTTCCTGTTCGACCTTCGAGTTAAACGCCTCAGAACGTCTCTTGGCTGCTCCGGCTTCCTGTGCCTTTGCTTCCTTGACGGCATTATTATCCGTTACCATTGCATGGAATGAATTTTCATTAGCGGCTGTCTCTTCAGCGTTCTTGACCGCGCTTGCATGCTCTGCGGAAGCTTCCGCATGTTTCTTCGTTTTTATATCCAAGTCTACTTCTGCTGCTTCAAGTGCCGCTTCAGCCGCTGCGACTTTTTCCCTTGCTTCTTCAAGTTTCTTATGTTCTGCGAACGTAGAAACTGGTTTATTATTCATCGATTCAAGAGAGCTAAGTTCGTTAAGTTTCTTCTGTCTTTCGATTTTCTTTTCAGAAATTGCCTCGTCCAATGCGCTTTCGCCCTTATTCAAAGAATCTTCATACTTTTTTGCCATTACCTGGTCTTCTCGTGGAGTACGTATTCCTCGACCGCCTTTATACATTTGGCCGCGAGCTTCCATCATAGCATTATACTGTGCGGCATACATGTCATTTTTCGTTTCTTTTTCTTTTTTCGGAGGCTTTTTATCAGCAACAAAATAATTGACATAATATTCTTGATATGAGAATTTCAATGTCCATTTAGCTATATCGCCGGATGAATAATCAAGTTCATATTTTGTATAATCGGTAAGCTTCAAATTCTTAAAAACATACTCAAGTACGGCATCGCTGAAATTATTCTTATAGACCGTAACTACAATTTCGCTTATGTAGTCGAACAACTTATATCCGAATGTCCTAGAATCAAATAACTTATTAAGGAATATATTCACCAAATCTTGAATTCTTAAAAATGCAAAATCTTTAGAATCTTCTCTGTAATTTTCCATGAATTCCAGGCTCAAATCTTCAAGCCCTGTATAATCAGGAATCAGATATTTCTTTTCGTTATTGCCGTATTTGTAAATTTCTTCCTTATACTTATATGACGGCAAAGTGGCGTTAGTACATTCAGGTAGTTTTACAAATGTAGTATCGTCATTTACTTTAATTTTAACATCGTAAGCGTCAGAAAGCTTTACGGTTTTAATATTTTGCCATTCATATACTCGACAGAGACTCATATGTTATTTATAAATATGTATATGGATTTGAATAGTTTAAATGACCTGCTTCCGAAATTCTGGACCAGTAAAAAATGCGGTAAGCATGAAGGCCTTGCAAACCAGCACGGCATGCTGTTGTTGAAAAATCTTCTGGTAAAACCTGAAGACTTATTCGAACAATTAGAAAAAAATGTTTTTAATTTTCAAAATTTTCCAAAAATTTCATGGTCTGATTTTCTTAAAAGGGCAAATCTTGCCGAATATCTTAAACCTGAATATATAAATGACGCACTGAACGTCACTACGGCAAGACCTGCAATCGGCAAGGGTGAATTCCTTTTCGCAAGCTGCTTCTCAAATATCGGTTTTAGCAGCGGCAAAGGCGACTTATACGACATGCGAACCAATAAACTCGTAGAATTCAAAGGAATTCGTTCTACGATGTCCGGCGATGGAAAAGAATACAAACAGATGAATCGTTCTCTCATGTATTCTATATTTTCACAGTTCAATACAAGTACGCAATTTGACCATTTTAATCGCGAATGCGGCGAAGACCTTGACGAACTGTTAAAACGCCAGCCGGAAAAAATTGGAACCATCTTAAAAATGTTACAGAACCTTTCTAACGAAAATACGAAAATCGCAAATGAATTTGCTTCATTGTATAAGTTAAAAGGCAATATTTTCAACACTGTCGGCGCAATGCAGCTTTACATATACATGAACCTACAGAATGCTTCATTTCTCTTGATGACTAATGAACAAGGGTTCTGCTGTTTCGAAAAACCAAAACAGCCAATTGACGCATATAATATAGTAGCGAACATTAAACTCTCCAGCTGGGAAACCGGCAATAGGGCAATGACCATAGGTATTTAATGGCAGAAGAAAATACAACTCTTGATTCAAGTACCGCAATCGCGTCAAGCACAGTCTCAACCCAGACATGTGACATTACTGTCATATACGGAAGTAATGACCCAAATAAAGGTTTTAATATTCCAGTAGACAAAATTACAGAAATTATTATTCGTGAAAATTTCTTTCTGTTATTGCCTACCATGACACTGACGCTTAATGACATCGGTACCATTTTTCATGATGTAAATTTTCAAATTGGCAATATCATCTATGTAAAAATATTGCCTGAAATGATAAGCCATGACGCAGTTGCTTCTAAGCCGTTATTGGAAGCAACATTTAAAATACAAGCTATAGAAAATTCTACTGACTTTGACAGAAATTCATATACATATAAATTTCACTGCATGTATTCCGCCGAAAAGTATCTAAACGATATTTGTATCTGGCCGAAATTCGATACGATGGCAGGTAAATTGCCGTCGCTCGATAAATCATATACCAGTGCGGAAACATTACAGGTTGTTCTTAGTAATGCCGGTTTAAAACCGAACATAGATTTCGATTCTAAACCTGATGATAATATGTCATGGTTAAATTCTACATTGACATATTCTGAATTTACGAAAAAAATCATAAATCATGCATGGATTTCTGATGACGACATGCCGATTCTTTTTGTTGACAGAGGCGGTAACGCATATTATACTTCAATCAATACGCTATGCGGCAAAGCCACTACAAGTAATTTTATACATCAGACACGCTATCAAAAACTTTACGATACCAAAAACGAAGATACATCCACTACCGAAGAAAAACCCGCGGCATATAGTGTATATTATGACCTCGTATTGACAAATCACGGTTATTTACAAAATGACGGCGGCTATAACGTCAAAAAGTATATTTTCAATCCATATAATGCTTTATTGTTAAACCCGCTAACCTTTAAGCCGGCGTCGTTCAATATTACAAACCTTAAAGCGATTACATTGAATGATACTTGTTTCAGGGCAAAAGATTTTAAAGATACCGGCAAAAACGAAAGGCCCCGCTTAGGTAAAATGTCAAACCGTTCCGACAGCCAGGGTGAAACAGTACGTTATCATTCAGTCAGTACATATTTCCGTCAAACGCACCAGTATTATGACTATGCGCCGATTCATCATGACAGCATCAAGCACGCGTTCTTCCAGCAATTTGCTTTTATGACTATCAGCGTAACTGACCAGCCGGGTTATGAAAAAGATCCGAAACAAATGTTGAAACTCGGCGACCGTATCTCGATAGATATGACGACTATGGACCATGAATCAAGTGTCCAGTCGAATAATTATATCGTTTCCGGTTTAACGCATTATATATCGTTCGGTTCAAAGTATGTAATAATGGCTACTTGTGTATCTGACGGTATCGGCGGTATCGGTACGAAAAAAGAAACTAAAAATACTCAGGCAGGTTAATTATGAATAATAGCCCAGATATAAATGCATTGTTAAACGATGCAATGAACAGTATCGAAAACGGATTTGAAAACTCTCTCGTAAGCAAAGACAATAATGTCAACAAAGATACAGGCGGCGACAGATGGACCGGTAAGGTTATTGATAACGATGACCCGCTTAAGCTCGGCCGTGTCAAAATCCTTATTTTCGGCTATTATGACGATCTTGCCGAAAGTGCTCTCCCGTGGGCGGTTCCTGACATGGGATATTTCGGCGGTACCAACGGTAACTTCATCATTCCTGAAGTCGGTACCATATTACGCGGTTATTTTGACCAGAAAGACATCCAGAAGCCAATTTTTGATTCAGTCGCTTATACACAGCTTACCGTTCAAGATTTCACTAAAAACCCGCTTATGTTCAAAATGGAAGACTATCCGAACAAGATGGTCTTGCTAGAAACCGACCAGGGCGAATATCTTACGTTGAATAAAAAATCAGGCGAAACCATATTCCATCATAGGACTGGTCTTACGATAAATATCGGTTCTGACGGTTCGTTGACGATACATACCGGTGAAGGATTTTCCGGTCCGGGCAATCTGTCAATCAATACTACCGGCAATGCAACTATAAACGTGGGTGGCGACGCCAAAATCGAAGCTAAAATGAATGTCGACATCAACAGCGTCGGCGGCGACGTAAATCTCGGCAGAAATGTCGCCAAGCAGCTATGCAATAACTATACGAACTGCCTTTTTGCCGGAATTCCACATTATGTAGGAAATACCAACGTAAAATGTTAAACTATAAATAATGTATGTTAAGTCTAAGCGCAAATCCAGATTTTTCTACATTATCTAATGCAAGCGTTGTAAACCCATATTACGATTTGGACGGTTTAGGTGAAAAAACCGAACTCTGGGGCAAAGACGCGCTTGACCAGATGATTGAAAACGTAATTCTGACAGAACCGTTTGAGCGACTCTTTAATCTCGCGTACGGTTCTCCGTTATATTTGCTGTTGTTTGAAAATTTTGCACGAATGGACGAACTTATGCCGCAAGTATTTGACGCAATCGAATACTGGGTTCCTATCAAGATAGACCGCACCAATGCGGATATTGAAAAAGACGAAATTAACCATGTATTGTTATTCAAAATACCGTATGTTTCAAATAACGGAATGATTACAGGTATTTTTGCACGCAGGATTAAAAAATAATGGCAATATATGACTATGAAACACTTAACCTCAATAATCCTGAGGAAATGGCCAAACAAAAGAAAAAATTCGTCGGTAGTACATACGCTGACGATAGCAAGTTCGGCCTATCCAAATTTCAGTTAACAACATTTGACGAAGACGAACAGATTAAACTCGTCGGCGTTCTCGACGACCTTCCTGGAATTTCTTTCTCTGTAGATTATACAGACGGTCCAGGCATATTATGGCAGGACATGTTGCAAAGCTTCATGTCGAATGACCTCGTTTCGTTAATCAATTCTATCGGTTGCGCTACTGGTACGGAATGGAAAAATTTCGTCAAAGCCGGCTCATGGACCAAGAAAGTCTATAACGGCTATAATCCTGGTACTATAAATCTTAAATTCAAAATTTTCGAAGCAGATAATCTTGGACAAACCGACGCAAGTATTTGGATTAAGCGTCTTCAGAAATATGCCGCAATTTCTGACAATAATAAATTTACCTTTGCTGGCGCATTAGATAATGTCAGATCTGGCTTAAAGAATATGACTGGGACCGGTGCCGCCGTCGGTAACGACATTCTCAAGATTTCAAACAGTAATAACGCTACGCAAAATAATTCTGCGCAAGACGATGACAAAGAAAGACGTAAAAAGGCCGAACAACTTGACATATATATCAACAAGCTTAAAAGCGCTATTAGCTATAATACAATAAAAGTAGAATCTGTCTATGCATATTATAGCTTTTTCATCAATACAAGCAATAAAACTGTTACTTTAAAATATTCTACAACTACGTCATATCAAAATTCATGGACTGATAGCAAATTATCAGAAACATCGAAGTCATATGAAGGTAAAGAATCTGTTGACGATTTCAATAACTTAATTAACCAACTTATCGGCGATATAAGCAATAATACTGTAAATAAGGCCGTCAAATTAGATGTTGAACCTAAATTAAAAGCTGCTATGGATGAAGTCGCTGGTCAAAAACAATCTGGTGGTACAATCAATAGAACGCTCGACGACCTAAAAGGCAAATTTGAATTTTTAGCAGATTCTGCAAGTACGCTTTTGAATAGCGCTGTTAAGAAATATGGACCGTTACGCGTAGAATATAAGTTTAACCGTTCCAATAGTTTCGGTGCAAAGCTTTGGTATCTAAATCTTTATTCTGGTACCATATTCAAATCGCAAACACCGCTTATTGTCTATATTTCTAACTGGACTGTCAAACGTTCAGAAGAATGGACAAATTCCGGTCATTACTATTATGAATTCAATATCACATGTAATCTTGACCAGACATATTCCCGTTCTCAATGG